CGAGCCATTCGAATACCTCAACTAGTTGTAGAACACTGTCATCGCGGTGATGTTCGTGAACGCAGAGACATAGATGTCACTGACGCGCAGTCCATTTGCCGGTATGTTAACCGAATGCGAGTCGGAGGCCAGAAAGTCCAAGTCCAGAACTGTGGCTCCGCCGTTACCGTCAGTGATGGTCAAACGAGGAGTACCCGTTGTGGTCAAAACCTGAATTTGTCGAATACGCGCTGGCCCAACGGCTAGAGAGCCCGTAGCCGTCACCCGCTTCGACTGTACGTCTGAAATAGCCATACGTTAGGCTCCTTTCTTTGTAGCAGCCTTCTTCTTCGCAGAAGCCTTTTTCTTTGCAGGGGCGGTTTTCGCCGCCCCCTTATTAAGGACTTTGCTATTCAAATTGCCCATGCGTCACCTTACGAAACAGTGGCAGAGAACGGAGTCGCCTCGGTGCCACTTGCTGCGCCCACGACCTGAACAGACCAAAGATCAGATGCCACATCCTGAAGCTCGACCGTCGCGCCCTTGATGCCACCAGTAGTCGTGCCGTTGAAGGTGATGGTGTCAGAGGTTGCGGCGGTTTCAAAAATAGACGCCGACGCGTCAGAGTCGTTCGCCACAATGGCCGCACCAGCCATGGTGTCGTCTCCAACAACCTTGATGGTTGTCGAGTTCGAGGTAATCGTAGTGGCCACGAAAAAGCGGTACATGTTTCCTGTACCAGTGGCTGCTGGAAGCGTCACCGCAATACCTGCGGCGCGATCCAGAACAACGGTGCGTCCAGCATGGGATGTGGAGGTGCAGGTCAATGTCGAGTCAGTGGCGGACACCATAGAATCAGCGCCGGAAATAAAACCAGCAGTAGAGGTCACTGGACCTGAGAAAGTAGTGGAAGCCATTTTTAATACCCTTTGCATAAGGATTCGCTCGGTAGTCTATGCAACGTCAGGTGGGTAGGTACCTGTCTACAGAGCTAATGTTATACCCGTTGACTGACTATACAACGTGTACGCACAAAAAGAAAGCCCCGCCGAAGCGGAGCCTTCCAAACCGGAGATCATGGTTTTAGTTCTAAAGGCTTACGCGCCTTGTGAACCGTAGATACCCAGTGGGTCGGATACACCGAAGCTGTAACGTTCACGCGCTTTATAGCGCACGTTGCCAGTATCGAAGTCGCCGTCCATACCAGTAGCCATCGGGGAACGTACGAAGTGCTTCATACCGTTCGGGATGTCTGTAGTGATGAAAAACGCATCTGTATCCGTCAGGTAGTGGTTGATCGCATAACCCCCCGGAATCGCGCCGTTAGAACCGATCGCGTTGATGTCGTTATCGGCTGTACCTACACGCAGAGTTGTTTCCAACAAACGCGTTGCTACGAACTGCAGAGCAGACGGAATGATGAGCTTCTTAGCGCGCGCTGCGATAAGGAGGCCACGTTCGTCTGTGTAGGCTGCGATGTCGATGATGGCTTGCTCGAGGGAAGTCTCGTTCAAGTCAGCATCAGTCGCTGGACGGTTAGCGTTGGTACCACCACCTACTGTTGGGTGAGCAGTACTAAACAGCGTTACATCGTCACCAGACTTAAACGTATCAAAGCCTGTGTTGAGCAATGATGCCGCTTTAACCTGCTTGGTGTACGCCATAGCGCGAGCCAAGGCTTTTGTATAACGAGATGACAAGGAGTCATACAGGTTATCTTCCATCGCTTCTTCAGTGATGGCAAAGCCCATCGCAATGGTTTCGTGTGTGTAGCGAGCTGTAAATGCTTCTTGTGCGTTATCGTACGCAATCGAAGAACCTTCAGCTTTTGTTGGTGCTGCACCAAAACCGGACAACTTGACTTCCTCTTCAAAGCTACGCTCTGAATTTTCTGTCTCGTAAATCTCTGCGTGTTCGTTCTCGTACTTATCGTACTCAAGACCAAAGAGGGCGTTGAGGCCGGGAAGTAGTTCTTTAAGCGCCTGTGCGCGTGAAATAGCCATTTTCTATCCCTCCTTACAGGCCAACAGCGTTAGTCATGCTGCTATAGCCAGGGTTAAATTTAACCAACAGATCGGGGAATGCGTCACCGATTGGAGACACAGCAGCCACGATGCGGAAGGCGGCGGTTGTAGTAACTGTAGTCGCGTCAACAGCGCTTGTAGAGTTACCAGTCGAAGTGTTGCCAGTAGATGTAGACTGAGCTGCTGCGAAGAATGTGTTCGCACCAATGTCAGACTGGTCCATAGCGCCATCTGCTTGTACTTGGAACAGTACGTTTGGATCGTCTACGACGAACGCTTTGATCGACGTACCAGACGCAGCAACAGTACCCGATGGGTAATATTGTGAGAAGGTCAGTTGACCAGAGTTTGCGTCGACGTACTCAACACCCACAAACACACCAAGTGAACCGGTAAGGGTTGTACCTGTTGGCAATGCGTTTGTTGTGCCGTCGGCACCAGTTGCGGTTGAGAGGGCGATGTAACCATCAGCACCAATATGAACGACTTGACCGTTGAAGAGGTTTGTTGCCTCACCAGCGGGGTCGATCAGGTACTGGGAAGTCGCCCCAGCGTAGGGCATGCCGTCGGCGCGTTTCACCGGCTTCAGGCCGTAGGGAGCAGCTGTAGTAGCCATAATGCTCTTCCTCCAGATTCATTTACTTTTACAGTAAAGAGCAGATGCCCCTTACCAGATGATTACCGCGAATTGCGCTCGGGTCTGAGCATAGGCATACGCGGGTCAGATTCACGCATATAGTTTCTATCGACAGCGTCAGACTGATTTTGTGCAGCCTCGAGCTGGCCGTAGATGCGGTCCTCTCGTTGTTCGGTCGGGATAGCGCAAAGCAGTAACCCACCAACTTCGATATTGTCCTTAAAACGGGAGTCAATATCTGACATGATGTGTAGCTCAGGATAATCTTCTGCCTTTACAGGCACATAGCCATCACGAAAACGACCAGAAACGTTCGTCATATCTGCGGTACCCAATGTAGATGTGCGAATCCAGCGGAACGAAAGGCCGTCACGCGGGTCGGGAGTGGGTAGCATAGCTGAACGTTTCCATGGTTTACGACGTTCCCCCGCTTCGCGGGTTTCAGTTGTACGTGGTTTTCTATCAGCCATTTTGCATATCCTTTAGCTTTTGCGCCGCATATTCCTTAACGGTTAATCCGAGGCGTCGGGCGATGGCCGCCTCCGATGAGGTAACGACAACTTTATTGCGTGATGCGGCGGTATTTCTACCCCCTGGGGCCACCACGGAGCCAGCCTTACGTTGTGGTTGTCGAACCTCGGGTTCCACGTCCGTAAAGCGATCTGGGTAACGAGCCCGCATGGCCTCGTCTATCTTATCGTAGTACACATCTGACGTAGAATCAACGCCGGACTCCAATAGTTCTTCGTGTACGAGCAAAGCGTAGCGTTTCATACCCTTGTCGGTATTAAACCACTCGTTATTAGCGACCCATTCTTGCGCCTTATGATCCGGTTTAGGGATCGCGGGACGTTGTTGGGCGACGGGATCAGGCTGTTGTGATTCGGCGGGTTTCGAAGGCCGCCAATTCTCTACGCGCTCCGCCTCTAGCTGCAGTTTGGACAAGGCCATCTGCGCCTCTACAACAGCATCAGGATCACCAGCCTCATAGGCTTCCTTGTACGCGCGCTTCGCAACATTAAGCTCAGACGCTACACGCGCTTTAGCCTCGTTGACCAAAACGCCGGTACCATCATCAAGATTTTTGCGTAACCGTTCCGCCTCTTTTTTCTGGTTTTCAGCGTACGTGATAGCGGCTTCGCGCTCTCGTTCTGCTTCTTCCTTACGGCGGCGTTCTTCGTGAAACTCGAACTTCAGTTTCTTGATACGCTTTTGTACCGAGTCACTGTGTTTCTCGAGGTCCGCGTCGTCTGGAATATCTGCGTCGGCATCTGGTGCACGGCGAGGACGGCCTTTGTCCTCTTCAGGAGTGTCGTCGACGACCTCTACTTCGATATCTTCGTCAGACATATCGACTTCAACCGCACCCGTGTCGACGTCTTGGTTCTCAGCGGCTTCTTGGTTCTCAGCGACCATAGTATCCTCCATCATGCGCGTGTATACCCACGCGGGTCTTCAACTACCGCTTCTACGGTGTCGTCGTTAATAATTCGGAACTCTTTGCCCTGAACCTTAAATCGGGTACCGGAATACGAACGGAAGATAATAAAATCACCGGCTTCGCACCATGGGCCATTAGGGAACCGCTCTTTATCAGAGTAGGCTTCGTCGCCCGCACTGATAACGTAACCAATAATAGAAGCGGTCTCTTCCATCTTGGTGAGTGAGTCCGGCATATAGACGCCGCCCTCTGTTTTGCCTTCAAGTTCGGGAATCGCGATGAGCAGCTTATAACCTTTCGGTTCGGGCAATTTTGCCAATAGCTGATCGTCATCGACTTTGTCGGTAGCGTACATTTTAGTCTCCTGCAGTGATTAAAGGCTCACAGCGCCCTTTGCGCGGGGTATTCCGCGTATACCACGTACATACACATATAGTTGTTAGTCTTCAACGTATCTTTGCTCAACGTCTTTAACGTCGTTACGTATAATACCTAAAGCCTCGTACTTTCCAACGAGCCTCCAGTACGTTTCTTGGTCTTTAGCACCACCCTCGGCGAGGTGTGATGCGATAGACTCACGACTCTCATCAAGACGAGTAAGCACTGCGTGAAAAATACTGCTAGTCATCCAAGCCTACCTTTTCCGCAATATCTAGAGCTAGGCGTGCAGCGTCTTCCTTCTGCTTAGTCTCCAGTTCAGAGACCTTGATGCCGATGTTGGCAGCTGCCCTCTCCTGTTCCAAATCAATACGCGCTTGTTGTAGACGAACGTTTTCAGACTTGGCTATACCGTCGATGTTAGCCTTCATCTTATCCATCTCAATTTTATGCTCCAACTCTTTCTCCTTAATCGTCAGCTCACGCTGCTGGATTTGGGTGAGTGGGTCTGCTTGTTGAGCAGCGGCTTCCTCTGCTGCTACTTCAGCGGAGTCTTTCTGGAACAGTTTTTCGGCGGCTTGTGCGGCCAAACGAGACACTTGAATCTCAATGTCTTCAGGTAGCGGTGCCTCTGGGTCTGGAAGTTCCACACCGAGCTGCTTCTGTATTGCTACGCGATACTGCATAGCAACGTGTTCTGTTATGTGGGACATCATTGCGGACTGAATAGCCCCTGCGAACGGCGATTGTCCTATAACCTGCTGAATCTTCGGATCGTTCATCGCCATCATGTGCGTTTGGATATGCGCTTCGTGGTCTTGGTACGCAAAGGCTTTGACTGGCTCCTGCCGCAATATAGACATATTTTCCGTCACTGGGTCGGCAGGTTTGATGTCCCCCGGCAGTTGGATGATATCCTCGGCGTCTTTGATACCCAAAACTTCGAGCATCTGCCGGTGCAGCTTACCCATATTGTACATCTGCGGCGCTTGTTGGGCCAGCTGCAGAGCCGCTTGGTACTGCATAATACGCTGGGCCATTGTCGCTGCGTTGGGGTCAGATACGGGGATGACGTCCACGCGACCGTCGAAATCAGATATGCGGTCTGCAGGTTCATCCATCTCGTAAGCATATTCCGCAGGCATATAGTCATGCACAATCCGCGCCAAAATACGGAGCTCTTGTTTCATCGCTGCATGGAGGCGGGCTTGGATACCCGACATGACCTGCATAGAACGCTCCATAAGCGCTAGAGTCGTTCCTACAGGGGCCTGAGCGTTGACATCCTTCATTTGGATGTCGCCTACCGCTCCGATACGACGACCCTCTTCTACGACGTTGCCTAAGAGGCTGTAGAGGACACCCGACGGCTCCTTATAGGGGAGAGGTACAATTGACTCCTTAATCGTACCGGCAGGGACGTCTACATCCCGGAACTCACCCGGCATAACGGGAGTATTATCGCCGGTAATACGCATGCCCCGGGCCTTAAAGCCTGCGGGTAGGTTAGACAGCGTACCTGCGTCGATGAGCTGACGCATAATAGACGTAGCTGACTTAGTCAGGCCACCAAGCGTATGGATGAGTCCTGTGCCGTAAAACCCCATTCCCGGCAGATAAGGGTAGTGTACAACGTGCATGCGCTTTTCGCGCTTGGCGTCGTTCTCGTACCAATTGCGGCGAATAGCCAATATGATGCCAGAGGATTTATCTATTGTTACCACGTATGGCAGAGCCACCCCATCTTCATCGGAGAAAGGCTCCGGTAAGTCTAGGTCGACGTGCATCTCAAGGATGGTGTGGCGTGGGTCGTCGGAAAACGTAGCTTCAGAGCCTTCCAGCTCGTTGTACTTTTCTTCGATATCAGTGATGTCTCTGACCGCCGCTGGAAGTTCAACGTCCCGATAAAAACCATTCACCTGCAATTTAAGGATTTCCGCGGGTGTTTTCTTCATAACATGCGTAAATCGCGGTGCGGTGCGGAGGTTTGATGCGCCGTAGGACACTACGAGGTCTTCTGCGGGAACAAACTGAGAGACTGGGCGCTCAGTGAGAGGATCAAAATAGATTTTCTTGAACGCAGAACCTGCCATGGGCAGTTTGAACAGCATTTGCTCCATCTCGTCCCGGTAATCGGGCATTTTTTCCGTGATTAGGTAGTTCAACTCGGTTTCTACGCGCTGGGCCTGCTCGTATTTTTCAGTTGTTAACTTACCCACAATCTTGGTGCGGACAGGCCCTGACGCGGGCATGAGCTCCCCCATAGCCTGCGCTTGGAACTTAATGACTGCCTCAGTCATCATGGGGTGATACACCCCTGATGCGCCATTCCACGGCTCTGTACGCTCTTCTACCTTCATACCGAGCAAATCCATGCCCTTAATATAGGCGCTGGCCCACTCGCCGCGGGATTCGCGGTCAGATTGGAAATGGTCAACGAGTTCGGATGAAATCTGCTCGAGCTCATCATCCTCGATATATTCAGCGAGGTTAGCGTCGTGGGCGGGTGCGGCGTTTTCAAATGGATTTTCACCAAATTGTACGACAACAGACCCGTCATCCATAGTGACCTCTAGGGTCTCCGGGTTTTCTACTACAATGGCGATATCAGGCTCCACGACACCCTCTTCTAGGAGAATATCACTGGGTTCCATAGATTTTTCGATCGCCATAACACGCCTCATCCTGAGTGTTTAGTGCACTATAGCAGATATAGCGCTAAAATAGAAACCCAACATTAGGGTGTGGGGGCACACCGCACTAGGGAGGGTCGTTCTGGGTGCCCCCACGGACGCTACCGTACGCCCTACGGATGACATACTACACCTGTATACGTATGTCATCATTGTCAATAATATGCCGCTTTACGGTGTATATAAGAGGCCTCTTCCTCCATATCTGTAGGTAGACGGATAAACCCACCCTGACGAAACCGTAGTAGCGCCATAACAGTGCTATCGACCAAGTCATCGTTAGACATAAACGGGAAGCCCGCGACTTCCTCGACTAGCTCATCCGCCCAGCGAGTCGCTGGTACCCACACCATCCCCGAAGATATGATGTCTGAAACAGAGTTCAGACGGGCAAGTTTGTCCCCAGTGCCCCTGTGTGGGGTATATTCGGAGATGGGTAGGCCCATCCGACGCATTTCTTGGTAAAGGGCCACCCCAGAACTCTTCTTCTCGACGATAAACGCGTCTGGCTCCCAGTGGTTGTACTCTTTCATAGCCATCGCTTTAAGCTCAGGAAACTCCAACCGCTCTTTTATGCTGTCCAGCAGAATAATGTTGTGCGAACTGGACTCTTCGTGAAAGAAAACACCCCAAGTCGTCAGCGCGGTGTAATCGGCCCTGTTGTGCTTCTCAGCCGCGGCATCGAGGGACATTATGACGTACTCGACTGCCGGTGGCCGGTCATCAGCCCATATATTCCACCATTCCCGCTTTACGATCGAGGCTTCCTCGGATGTCGGCTGCTGTTGATACTGCGAGTTCCACTGAAACGCAGGCATCGAGGCCTTTGTGCGGAGCAGGGCGGGCAAATCGAAGAACTCAGGCCATAGGGGCTTCTGTATCGGCTTGCCGTCTTCGTCTTCCGAATCGAGAATCGCGGGAAACTCGACGACCTCGTACTGGTCAGACAGCTCGTTTTTGACCATGTCGTTGATAACACGGCCCGACAGGTCGTCTTGATGCCACCTAGTCTGCACGATAGCCACACGACCGCCGGGCATTAGTCGGGTTCGGGCACCAAAAGTAAACCACTCATAGGCTTTTTCGAAGACCGAGAAGTTCCCGTTGATGACGTCTTGCTCTGAGTGGGGGTCGTCAACAAGGAGGAGGTCAGCACCGCGGCCCGCAAGCGCAGAACCAATGCCGCACGCAAAATACTCTCCCTGAAAGTTCGTGTTCCATCGACCCGCGGATTTACTATCCGAGGCCAATGAAACCTCCGGAAATATGGATTTGAACTCTTCCGTGGAGATAAGGTTACGTACTTTACGTCCAAAATCCACAGCCAGATCAGTCGTGTGGGACACCATCATTACTTTTTTGTCCGGATTCCGCCCCAAAAACCAAGCGGGGTAGAATATAGACACAAGCTGCGATTTACCGTGACGTGGCGGTATGTTCACGCACACCCGGTCCTTGCCATCCTCGACTGTGGGCCCGCGCTCGATCGCCATCAGCATGTCTGCAAGGATTCTGTGGTGTCGCCCGACCTTATAGTCCGGCTGCATGCGCTTACAGAACTCGATCAAGTCATCATGTGCAGCCTGATTCCCCTTCCGTGAGGACAGCTCGCCCACAATACTGTCAATCTCAACCAGTTCTTCAGGGCTAAAACTATCCAGATTGTCCAGAATATGCTGGACGTCCTCCGGCGAGAAGTCCAGGTCCGCCGCGATGCTCGACAGATCACCCGCCATCCAGCCCTAACTCCTTATCCACGTCGATACTCCCGCTAGGTATTACCTCAGCGTCTTCGATGTCGTCTTCGGGGTTGACCAACTTAGCAAGTTTGTCGCGCAGTTTATCTCGCAGGGCGTCGGACGTCTGGTGCGTTACCGTCACCTCGGACTTTTCCGCGAACAACCCTACGTCGCTCACTTTACCCAACAGCTCCAACGCACGGATGCGAATGCGTGGATCAGGGTTTTCGGTCTCCTCGATGAGCTTGTTTGTCACCAAGTGACGTACCTGAGTGGCGCTTTTGACGACGCTATGCCCGAAATCCTTCAGGATTCTGTCCGTCAGCAGCAATGTCGCCGGAGTCAGCTGCGCCACCCGCCTCGAAGTTGCCGCTTTCGACGTCTTTTTGGCGTCTCCGGCGTAAGACACGGCTAACGCAGCGGCTGTGTCTTTGTCTTCGGTGGTCGCTTCGACCTCTAACCCGTTATCGTGCAGGTGCTCTACCGTCTTGGCAGCGGCGGATGCTTTTACTGCGAGATCACTCATGTCCGGAGACTTGCGGGTCGGTACTCCGCGCTCCGGTTCTATGTGTAGTGCCATTTTTTCACCCTCGTTTGGCGCAATATACAAAATTTTTTGGGTGTTTTCAATGTGACTTGGCAGGGGGGTGTTTCTGGATGAGCGGGGGTGGGGTCACCAC